GCGTTGAGCTTCTTGGTGAACTGGGTATCCCGACCACCGCCTAACTGTTTCGCCAGTGCTCGCATCTGTTGGACACGCTGCTGACGCGCCTGCTCGGTCACAGGTACTTCCAGTCCTTGCTCAGCGGGAGCGGGAGTAATTCCGGCTAACGGTTGTTCTTGTTGCGCAGGAGCCTGCTGTGCTGCCGCTGCCAGACGTGCATTGACATCTTCGGCTTCAGGTCTACGTGCCTCTGGCCCACGGCGCTCAAACCGCGCATTTTCATCGAACAACGTGCCGGTACGGGTGNCCATGCCTGCCGGCGCCATACCTTCGCGCTGTTCCAGCTCGGCCTGAACAATCCGCATTAAATTCATATCGCGCGAGCTGGCCTGACCACTGACAGCACGCTCTTCAAGCGCTCTAAGAGTGCGACGGAGCTCAGTATCCGGCGTCCCTGCGAACGGACGATCTTGCCCTGTAGTCACATCTTGCGGAGATACCGGTGCTGCCGGAACGCCCGGGATTTGCGTCTGACCACGTACATCAACGACAGGCGGAGCCATAGGTGCTGGCGTAGGCGCAGCGACCGGAGGCGGTGGAACTTGGCCGAACAGCGCATCATCCGTAGTATTGATCAGCTCTTGATCGGTGACTTCGTTTGAGGGCTTACCGTAATAGGATCGTACACCGCCGGGAATACCGGCGACACCGAACACAGCTGTTGCAGCGGCGACGTTAATGTATTCTTTGTACGCATCCGGCGTATTCAACGGTAAATTGGCTGCCGTCCGTTCAAGCATGGTCTGCCCAACTTCGATCGGCATTTCTTTTGCGGCAACCTTAGCCATGTTACCGCCGATGGTCTTGAGCGCAGGGACTACACCGGTACCGGGGGCGCGATAAAGCCCTTTGCCACCAAGCGCATTAAGCAGGATGCGGTCACCGACATACTCCAGACCAGCATGCGCTGCACCAGCAGCATATACTGCACCAAGATCGACCTGACTTAGATCGCCACCGGCCTCGTCAATGGCTCGACCACCAACTTCGCCCAAGCCTCTAACAGCGGCCATACCGCCCAAAGCAACCGCCGAGCCAGCGCGCCGTGCAGCGATCTTACCCGCTTCCGTTTTGAGATAAGACTTTACCGCCTGCTTACCAAATATCCCTGCGACCGCACCGGCACCGGTGCCCACCGGCCCTCCTGCTACTCCTCCACCAATAGCAAGCGCTCCGGCTTCTGCAATGTTAGCTGCGGTCTGACCGGTCTGATATTGCAACCAATCGGCAAAATCGCCGGGACCTTGGATATTGGTAAACTCATCTGTAGGCTTCGTACGACCAACAAGGGCTCGCTCGCCCTCATCCATCGATTGCAAGCCGGATTGAACTAACCCTTCACTACCAAGCGTCTGTCCAACGATTGTTTTGGCTGCACCCCACGTTTGCTGTAGCTGCGGCAGGTAATTCTTGAATCCGCGCTTTAGGTCCCCTTCAGGCTCTTGTGTTGTAACAGGTGCAGGGACCGAAAGCTTTGAGAAATCGATCGGGGCATCAGCGGGAGCTTGACTAGGCGCATCTAGGCCATACTGCTTGGCGTAGTAATCCATGTACTCCTGAATTGTCGCCATTACTCAGCTCCCGGCATTCCACCATACATGATCCCTACTGCCGGTGTTTTCATGGTTCCAGCACGCTCCATCAACTTTTGCCGCACGTCTTCTGGTATAACTTGGCCGGTACGAGGGTCAATGCCTGTTAAAATCATTCGTTCGTCAAGCGCCTTATCAAGTTGAGCTTGCTGCAAAGGGTTTAAGGCTTTCGGACGCTGACCTTCGGCCTGACGTGCGGTTGACTCTGCAGCAATCTTTTCAAGTCCGACTTCACGCTCATACGCCTTCATAATCGCATCGGATTGAGCTTTTGTACGTGCAGCGCCGGTTGTGGCTTCTGCTTGCATCTGCGCGGACTGCATATCCATCACACCCTTGAGCGCGGGAGACATCTGTTGTAACGCCATCCGATCGCGCTTGCGCTGGAAGAAATCACCGAATGTTCTGCCCGGGTTATTCGCCAGACGGTCTGCGACCTCGTTATAGCGCGACAACGCAGCTTGTGTAGCATCGTCCATCCCACCACGGGCGGCGGTTTGCGCAGGGGCAGCTTGTGTAGCCTGTTGCATGCCCGGCATATCCATGAAGCCCCCTTGGAACGCTCCACCTTTCGAGCTGCGCCAATTTGGGATGCCGGTGTAATCGACGTCACCAGTGACGTTCTTGCCACTAAACTCCAGCGTACCGGAAGGGCTGCGGCTAACCTGCACGAGGTTGGTAGGCTTGGACTCGATGTCTGCCTTACCTTCAGCGGCCAACCGTGCTGCGGCTTGAGAGAATCCCGGCATATCTGCCGTTGGCGATGCACTCGGTTGAGTTACGGCAGCGGCCGCAGGTTTTCCCGCTGGCGCATCAAAAATATTTGTTCCGAACGTAGGCATTAGTCCGCGCACTTCGTCTGGCGTGAGCCCATACGCTTTAGGCACGTTTACGCCGACACCGGGTTGCGCAGGGATTGCGTTTATGTCCACGATATTGGCCGGTCTTACTGCATCCGTCATCAATGCCCCACGTGGGATTATGCTTTGCTTTTTTCTTGGGTCTTCAGCCATCTCAGTTCTCCCACGCAAATCCATTGCGTCCGAAGCCCCAGTGCATAGGGGCAAAAAGTTTTCTCATTGCGTCGGTTCTTGCCTGAGCAACCATCGCTTCAAACTCGTTCTTGAATGTGTTGGCCTTGTCTATCGCACCAACGTCCGTATCGATGTTGCGCAACGCGCGGTACGCGGCCCAATCCAGCAGCGCAAGATGATAATCTTCAGGCACTTCCGGCTCAGCGGACAAGTCATCTTCTGACAAGCGGCGCAGCGGCTTACGGACGACCCGCAGCTGCAGCACGACGTTATCGTAATCAGCGTTAGGCTCGGGATACGTGCGCAAGCTGACAATCCCTGACTTGCCGGAGGCAGAATCGATCTGCTCATCCGTAGCGAACGCTAACGGTTTGCCCGGGGGCAGGGTGGATATGTATTCTGGATCAAAAAAGTGCGGGTCAGGGCGCTGCACCAAACTTAGCGCAGAGTGACCGGTGCGAGCCAAATCACCTTTATCTCCGGCAATCTTGGCAGAGATAACGGCAATAATAGACGGATGCAACGTATACTGAGACTCACCGTCTGACAAAGCAACTTCGGTGACATCCGGTGTCGTTGCATCACGTAAGACCAATCCTTTGCGCGCAAGAATGTTTTGCGCCTCATCAATGTAGCGAATAAGGGTGGCATCTGACCACAAATAATCTTCTGGACCCGATACAATGGTGCTTCGATCCCGCAGGATGTTTTGCGCCAGCTCGTCCAGCAGGTCTTGTAAAGTCATAATGCCCCCTTATGGGCTACACAATGCGATAAGGGTACATCAATTTCTCGCGATAGCCAAGTACTTGAAGCGACTGTGGGTCAACTTGTGGGACGCTCGGTTTTGGCGTTGCTCAGGATTTCAAGCACACCGAGCGGCACATCCATCTCTTCGCCGGCACGGAGCAGGTAGCCTACGCCGTTATCCCCAACAAAAAGTCCCGTTGGCGGGATCAGGTCGTTTTCTTCAAGGATAATTCGTTTTGTAGGNGGTTTCTTGGGTTCTACTGGTGCTGCCTTTGCGCTTTTCTCAGTTACTGGNCCTGTACTAATTTCGGTAGCCATTATTTTTTCTCCATTACTGCTTTCATAAATGCTGTGTCATACCCACTATTACCTCCGCACAGCTTCTCGAGGTTCTCGCTCAAGAACGTCACTACCTCTTTCGAGGTCATGAACANCATCTTGCGCTCAGGGTCTTTCCACGGGCCCTTACCGGACTCGTTTTGTTTCTTGATGTCTGGGTCCATGAACTCAACTTCGTACCCATTGGAAGCCTTTTCAATTTTGACCTCAGCCATATCAGNTCCTNTCACATNACNCATAAAAAGAAGGGGCCGAAGCCCCGACCTTTAGCCTTGAGCAACCCAAGAAATTGCCTTGGCGCTACCAACAGCAGTTTGCGAAAGTGTGAAGCCGCCTGCAGTGATCAGAATTGCCGAGCCGGTGTCTACGGTAGTAGTACCAGCAGTAACAGTCTTGACCGAATTGGCTGCTGCCATACCTTCAAGTTTTTCCCATACGATGACATCGGTCGAATTGACGACCTTGACCCAACGGGGTGTGAAACCGAGGTTTACGGTGGTAGCCGTATTGTCGGAGGTAAACGAACCAGACGCCAGATTGACGACGCCTGCCGATAAGCTAGTTGCAGATACAGTTGCCATGTTGAGCTCCTTTTAGGCTTGTGCGATCCACGAAACAGTATCGCCATCGCCAACAACTTCAGCGGCAAGGGTGATCGTTCCGTTAGAATTGATTGTAATTCCGGTGGTGACAGTGCCCAAAGATGCGTCTTCATCATAGTTCACAACTACTGGTGCGATACTAAAGCACGCGCCTGCAGCCATGTCGCTGGTCTTTTCCCAGACAGTCTCAGCGGTCACATTGAACACTTTGACATACTGTGGAACAAAACCAAGATAAATCGTCGCGGCCTCGTCTTCACCTTCAAACGTGCCCGAAGCGAAGTTATGTACGCCACCTGCGGTCCGTAATGCGTATACGTCAGTCATGCTATTCTCCTTGTACGAGATGATGGGGGCCGAAGCCCCCTATCGTTAGGCTGTAGCGCCGACCAACAGGATCGCCATCCAAGCCTGTTGCAGGATCACGGTGGAGTTCCANAGCTTCCAACCAACAGTACCGCGTTGAGCCAGTGGGTCACCGGAAGCAGGCTTCGGATTAACAACCATTGGGGTCATTGCGGACTTGCCCTTGAGCGGNACGATACCGTAAGCATCACGACCGAAGATCAGGATCGGNTACACGTCAATCGCNGNAGATGCGTTGGTGGTTGCGCGAAGTGCTGCATTTGCGCCGCCTNCATCNGCNTACGGNGTCACAACAGTNGANGTCATGAAGCGGATTTGCTCGAAAGAGCCNATCTCACCTTCAAACGGTGTGGTGTGAGGACCGTANTCTGCGACTGGCTTGTAACCGGACAGAGTGCGAAGATCGGTTTCCAGATCAGGATGGCAGACAGCCATGTATGCAGCTTCGACAGACTTGGTGTTGAAGTCAGGAGTCGATGCAACAACGCTGGAAATCTTCTTGGCGTTTTGACGGTTAAGCGCAGTAGATACGCGACGGAGGTCACCAACCGAAACGGTTGCGACAATATTGCTGACCTGTGCAACCTTGTTAGCACGGAACACGTTGGTGCCGGCCTTCAATACGTTGTAACGCAGGGTTTCGACAGTAACCGCAGCTTGTTCACCCAAGATGTCAGTGGCTTGTTGCAGCACTGGATCGGTGTGAGTGTCCATAACCACATCAGTAATGGTAACGTAGTCACCATATTGTTGCAGAGTGGCGGTGTAGTCTTGGTTAGCCAGCTTGGAGCCGGTTGGGGTAACGCCTTCAACCAACGGTGTGGTTGCTACAGGGATGTAGAAGTTCTGTGCTGGGTTACCAGTACCTGCAGCGCCGGTGGCACCGCTCAGGAAGTAACGGCGGAACTTAGCGACGTTGGTGTTGTTGGTTGGCAAAACATAAGTTTGGCCGAATTTTTCAAAGTGCAGATAAGGCATTGCACGATTGAGCATACGTACAACAGAGTACGCTGCGACTGCCGGTGTAATGTCACCGTAACCTGTAACTTGAGCCATGTTGTTCTCCTAGATAAATTCCAAAAATTATGCTGCATTCTTGGCAAATTCAGCGAAGGCTCCCTCGAAATCGTTGGGATCAACGCCTTGCACAATTGCAGACCGCTTGGAACCGACTGGGGCCAACGACTCAACCGCTTGTTTGGTTGCCGGAGGCAGCTCAGATTCCTTCTTGGGTGTCTTGGTGATCGGTTGTGATACACCAGTCTCCCGTTTATAACGTGCCACCAGATCAGCTACTTCTTCCGGTGACCCCTTATCTATAACATACTCGTAAGCCGGTCGCAAGTATTCGGGCTGTTTCTGCACCCAATCGACGACCTTATCTCGTACGTTATCGTAATCTTCCACTGTAGACCGTAGGTCTGTCAAGTGGGTTCNTGTTGCCAACTCATCCAACACCTGCCGCATGGGCTGCACAACCTTGGCAACTTCAGCAAACATATAGCTCGCCAGATCGCGGTACTCCGCCCTACGACGAAGCGCTTCCGCCTTGGCAACATCCGGCCATTCTTTCTCGTACGTATCCAAGAAAGACTTTTCTTCTGCGGAAAAAAGCTCAGGCTCTGGAGCGGGAGTCGGATCAGGTTCAGGTTGCGGCTCAGGTGTTTGCTGTTTCGCCAACATATCCGCCAAACGCTTGATCACATCGTCGTCAGACTCCTTGGGTGCCGGCTCTTCCGGTGCAGGTTCTTCAGGTGCGGGCTCTTCCGGCACAGGTTCTGCAGGTACAGGCTCTGCTGGCGGCTCTTCCGCAGGTGCAGGTTCTGCCGGGATTTCTTCCTCGATTGGCTCTTGTGGTGGCGTGTCGCCAGTAGCATCCGCTCCGAACCGCGCAAAGGCTGCGGTAAATTCGTCGTTTTGTGCTGTATCGGTAGCCATTCTTTACTCCTTACGTGTGGTTAATTCAGCCATGCTCGGCTTCATGATCATGTCAATAATGCGCTTGATTGCGGCAACTTCTGCTCTGGCGGCTAAAAAGTCATCAGGACCGACATCCAGCAGCCGGTCCCGAGATTCCTCATACATTGCTTCCAACAAACTGATTACAGCCTGAACATCATGCCCCTGCCGGACCACCTGCACCTGCTTGAGCCGGGTTTGCACTTCCACCTTGTTGTTCCGCATCGTCTACGAGTCCTTTCTCCAGCACTTCCAGAACATTCTTCACTTGTGTCGCCTCGGCGTTGGCTGCGTTCTTCTGTCCTTGCGCAATGTTCTTGTACGCTTGCGACAGAGTATCGCGAATCTGTGCTGCAACCATTTCGTCACGTCTGTTGTTTCTCTTCAGTGGCTTGTTGCTGCTGAACGGCGCGGCGACGGTCTACTTCCGCCTTACTTACTAGCATACCACTCAAATCACGTACTGCAAAGCGTTGCTCAACCATCTTGCGGTCATCTACGTGTATCAACTCTTCCGGACGCAAGGTCGTTGCCAGCTGATCCAGCTGCATACCGCGAATTTCCTTGGCAATCAGGCTGGTGGCGCCACGAGCGATGACGTTGTAGTCCCCCTCCAGCTCAGGCTTCGGATTGAACTTGCGGTTAAACCACACGAGCGAAGTAATGACCGATTGCGTGAAGCTATCGAAGTTACGGATAATGTCCTTGAACGGCAGGGCTGCATCGCCTCGCAGCATGGACGCTCCTGCAGCTGTCCGCATCGGTTCGCTGGGGCCACGCTCCATATCACCACCAGTGGCCGGGCCGACAAACGTCTCCATATCGGCAAAGCGCATGAACAGGTCGATCGTTTTCAGCAGCTCGTCAATGTGGCTATCGATCGCGATATTCTTGACCGCCGACACCTGCGCATCCAAGCCCAGACCTTCACGGTACCAAATCTTGTACCCATGCACGCTGGACAAGTCCTGATCCAGCCGCAGCAGCTCTGTATTCAGCTCCAAGTTGGGTCCGCACAC